AGTTAGATGAATTAGAGAAGGTTCAAGCAACACTGCCCACGGGCAAATGGAATGCACAGTGGATGCAAAACCCAACAAGTGAGGAAGGTGCAATATTAAAAAGAGAATGGTGGAGAACTTATGAAGGTGAAAATATTCCACAACTACATCATGTTATACAATCTTACGATACCGCGTTTTTAAAAAAGGAGACAGCTGATTACTCAGCTATCACCACTTGGGGTATTTTTTACCCTGATGAAGACTCTGGTGCCAATCTAATTTTATTAGATGCCATTAAAGGAAGGTACGAGTTCCCTGAACTAAGGAGACTGGCCCTTGAACAATATGGTTATTGGAAACCAGAGTCGGTGATTATTGAAGCTAAAGCATCTGGCCTACCCTTAACTTACGAGCTTCGTAAAATGGATATACCAGTTGCAAACTTTACACCTAGTAGAGGAAACGACAAGCATGCCAGAGTTAATTCTGTTGCACCTCTGTTCGAATCTGGTATGATATGGGCGCCTGAGCAGAAATTCGCAGACGACGTCATTGAAGAGTGTGCGGCTTTTCCTTATGGTGATCATGATGACTTAGTCGATTCAACCACACAAGCTATCATGCGATTCAGACAGGGCGGTCTGATCGATCACCCTGAAGACTATGTCGATGAAAAAGTCGAGAAACAAAAAAGGAATTATTATTAATGACAAATAAATATCACAGGCAGGGTTTTTTAAGTGCAGGGTTGGTTAAAAAACTTGCAACTTCTAAATCTGATAAAGCGGATACTTTGTTAAAACTTGTAAGAGAAGCCAGAAGATTAAGACTAAAAGACAAATTTAAATTTCCAAAATTTAAAATGAAATCTACTATGACTGGTAAAAGTAAAGTTATGGATAAAGAGATCCTAGATGTAGAAGATTACATTGATATTCAGAACATGACAAACAATCAACTTAAAAAACAAATTCAAAAATATGGTTATATAGTTGGAACTAAAAATAAAAAATTAGCCGAACGAGATTATCAAAGAGGCTCTATACAAAAATTAAAGAAAAGAGATAAATAATGGCAGCAAAAGTTATTATAAACTTTATAGCAAAAGCACTTTTTAAACAAAAGGGAGCGATCGCTAATAATAAAGCCGTAGAGTTTTCTTCAAATGCTTTAGAACAAAGATTAAAAAATTTTGGCATTGATCCAAATGCTATTAAAAACGAGAATGAATTAAATCAAATATTATCTTATGTTAAACAAGCCGAGGATCAAGCGTTTAATCAAAGGTTTGGTAATATGTTAGGTGGTAGCAAGTTTGATAAACAAGCTGATGTATTAGATATGACTGGTAAAAAAATAGACCCACGATCCAAGATCATGGGAGGCCAGCAAGCTGAAACAGAAGCAGAGATACTAGCTAGAATAAATAAAGAAAACAAAAAAGGTATTGCAAATATAAAAAACAAAACAACAGAGGTAGAAAAAGCAATCGACAATGCTTCACCAGGATTTGCAGGAGATAGAAAATATGATGCACAACTTGTTGCAGATGATTTAGCAGAAAAAAGATTTGGTAAAGAGTTTTATGATTTAGATCAAAAACAACAAATGGATCTTTACGATGAAGCGTACACTGGGCTTATAAAAAAATATGAAGATGACTTGCCAATGGCACAAGGTGGACGTGCAGGTTTTGTAGTAGGTGGTATAACTAATTTAGCTATGAGACTAGCGCGAGGTTTTATGAAAGTTACCGGAAGAAAACCAAACGATGAGGAGTTTATGAAAATTATTCGTGAGGCTGCAGAAAGAGATTTTGCTGAAGTGAGTGATGATGTTGCTTTAAAAGGGGTTTCTGAAACTAGAGCCACAGCACGAAGAATGGATAGTATTGATAAAAATAATAGACGAATATAAAATGCCCGTAAGAACTCAAGAACAATTTGACTTTTCACAAGGTGGACGTGCAGGGTTCAAGTTAGGATCAATAGACAAGGCGCGTAGAGCATTTTTAAAAACTGTAGGAGCAGCTGGTGCGGGTATCACTGCACTCAAGACAGGACTGTTAGGTCTTGGTAAAGAAGCAGCACCGGCAGTTGAAGCTGTAAAAGAAACGGTAACACAAGCGCCATCATATTTTTTTGATTTAGTTGCTAAAATAAAATTACTAGGTGAACCGAGAAGAACTCCAAGTTACAGAGACAGAGTTAATGAATATCAGTACACTGGTAAGGATGGCAATGAATATCTATTAACAGAAGAATTAGATACAGGTGATATAATGATTCAAAAAGATAAATTAGGGGGAAGAAATTATGGTGATGAAAGTTATGAAGTTATAGAAGATAGAACTGAAATGGTTTACAGAAAAGGTCAAGCTGATGAAACGACTAAAGGCACACCAGCTGATGATTATGAAGAATACAAAGTCGAGTTCGATCAAGATGGAACTATGGCAGATGCAACCGACATTGATGAAATATCTAAAAGTGAGATTATAAAAGAAGCTACAGGAGATGCAAAATCAATTAAAAAAGCAGGTGGCGGTATCGCTAGAATGCTAGGAGAATAGCATGGATGATGAATTATTACGTATCATAGATCTTTTCGATGAGGATGAAGTAACCACAGCAGATAAAGTAGACCCACCAAAAAATCTCTTCAAAGAATTTGAAGACCGTAATCCACAAGCTGAAGGTGGAAGAATGGGATTTGATAATGGTAGTAAAGGAAGATTTTCTAAAGACACTAACAAAGGAAAATTAAGAGAGTATTTAAAAAACTCACGTAAAGGATCTACGTTTAATAGACAAGAACTTGCAAAAAAATTTGGCATGGAAAAAGCTACAGGGTCAGTTACCGAAGTTCTTAACGAGTTTAAAAATAAAAATTTTAAATTTGTAAATCTTATAAAAGGTGTAAAAAAAGAAGGTCGTAAAATAGAATTTACAGCAGCTCAAAAAAAATTACCTATGTTGTTGTTTGGCAAAACAGAAGATGAGTTAACGTCCACTCAAAGAAGTAATATTACTACTGGTAAAATTGATGCAAATACAATGACTCCTTATAGAGTTAGGCAAACCTATAATCCATTTTCATTAAAAGAATATGGTAAAGATTGGAATGATTTAACAGAAAAAGAAAAAGAAAGAGTTAGAGCTAGTAAACCTCCTGCTGATCCCAATAGAGTTCCAACTAATAAAGCACGAGTACAAAAAGAATTATTAGAGTTATCTGAAGATTCAGAAATTATGGATATATTTAAAAATCCTAAAAGAACTAAATCACAATACACAAAAGATCTCACAAGAGTAAAAAAAATACTTGGTAAAAATACTAACGCTGTTGCTAGATTAACGCAACTTGCTGCTGCTATATCAGGAGATGATCCTGTTCCTGGTATTTCTACTAAATTAAAAAAAGGTGCTGATTTTATTTATAATAATTTACCACACACAAAAACTCAAAGAGAATTAGATGAATTAAAAATAGGTAAAATTTTTGGAGAAAAAAGTATTAAAACAATAAAATCAGAAATAAGAAAAAACCCTGGTTATATTTTTAGTGGAGACTATAATATTGATGAGGTTGGTGGTGCTACGTCATCTGTAAGAAGAGGAACTACGCCGTATGGAATTTTTGGTCAAATAATTAAACAAGATATAAATAAAAAAGACAAGCTTTCTTTTGATGGAAACAAATCTAAAAAAGAAAAAATATTACAAGATGCAGTTCAAAATGCAAGAAATAAAGGTGTTGATATTAAAACAGACAAAAATGTTAAATTAGCTCTTGAAGATTTTAATAAATTAGTTTCTGACTATGAACAAAAAATAAATAAAAATATTCCTGAAGGTGATCTTAAAGTAAGATTATTTAAAGCGTCTTTAGATGGCCCTGAAAAAACCATAAAAAATTTTAATAATTTTGATTCTAATTATCAAAATGTTTTTTTAAATAATTATAAAAATAAAGGATATTCTTTTAATGTTCCAAAAGATGTTAAAACTATTCCACAGATAGCAAAAGATTTTAAAGATCCAAAAATAATAAAAAAAGTTGCAGAACGAGCTGATGCAGGAAGTTCTAGATTATATGCAAACCCTTTCTTTAGTCCAGGTGTTTTAGGAGAAGCTTTTAAAACCATACCAACACCACTTGGTGCTGTAGGATTAACGGCAGGGTTTGGTGTTGATCCAACATCCGTGATTGATAGAGCCAGCATTGCAGCAGAGGCAGCTTTTGCACCAGCACTTGTAAAACAATCTGCAAAGATGGGAGCTGCACAAAGATTATTTAATTTAGGTTTAACACCAAAGATGGCTATGCGTGTAGCAAGAGTAGCATCACCACTTGGTATTGCATCATTAGGTGCAGAGGGTTTATATCAAGCAGGTAAGTTTACTAAAAAAAGAATGGGTGAACTAAAAGCAATGTCACCAGAACAAAGACAAGAATTAAGAAGTGAAGGAGCAAGACAAGCGTTTGATCCTTTCATGGCTGCAGGCGGTGGTATTGCAAAAGAAGCAGGTGATTCTTCAGGCCCACCACCAGAATCAGGACCAAATCCACAAGGGTTGCAAGGTCTGTTAAAACGTGTTAAGAATATATAG